CGGCTAATCTTCCTTTTGTAATACTACCACCAGCAGTTCCAGCATTAACATATCCCGAAGGATTGTTCCAACTAAGAGTTGCGTTTAACAAGCCCTCGATTGTTGCGAATATACTTTGAGTTGTTATACCCAACGTAGGTTCTTCTGAACCAATTCCTGCAGCATTGTATGATGCAGCAATTTCTGCGATAGTAATAGCATTTGAAGAAGAATCGAGATTTGAAACCCACGTAGTGTAGGTTGCTCTCGCTAAGCCAAGATAAGTAGCAGTTCCATTTCCGTCGTCAACCATAGCGTCCAAACCAGTTATGTATTTGTTGTTATTGGTTGTTCCGTCAGAATAAAATTGTGTTCCAAGGTTATCAGCCATATCAGCTGATACTGAGTCCATTTCTGTTGCAAGTAAATCAAGAATCTTTTCAGGTCCTTTGTTTACGGCAACTTGAATACCTGACACTGCAACTGGCCAAGCTGTTTGCTTTGGTGTAACCGTAGCATAAATTCTTGTGTTGACTTGGTTAGTATTCAATGTTTCAAAACCAGAGTAAGTTGCACCAGCAGTATTTGTGGTGTACTTTAATGGGATTTTGATTTCTGGACCGCTTGCTGGTCTCCTGTTTTCCTTCATTAGGATTCCAAACAAAATGTTTTCGTTTAAAACATTGTCAGTTACCTTAGGTACAATTCTGTCCTGTGTAATGGTATCTATAAAATTTCCGAAATCTGACATTTAACTTTCTCCATAAAATTTTTAAAGACCTTTCTGAACTTTAGATTTGTCCCGAAGATTTACCTTCTTCTTTTGCTTCGGCAATAATCTGATAAATATCTTTTCCTTTAACGTCATAATTCTTTTTGATATTATCAGTTGTCCTCGCACCAGAAGGAAGTTTTGGTTTTGTAGTTGTTCCACCTGATTTTTTCATTTCTGAATAAATTTTGGCAGCACCCCACATACCATCAACGCTATCTTCAAATCTTCCTTCCTCAAAAAATTTGAGAAAAGATTTTTCACTTTTAACCAATTCAGGATATACATCCTTAATTTCGGTTAAAGCGTCTTTGAACATTGCGTCTTGCGTAGATTCCGCTTTTTTTTCAGATTCTCTTAGTTCTTGATAAGTTTCCTTAATCATTGTTCTAAGATAATCTTTGGCTTTGCGTTCTTCGTCAGTAGTAATTGTCTTGTCCTTTTTAAGTTCAGACAATTCCTTTTCAAAGCTTTCCAGCTTAGTTTCGAGAACACGCCTTTTGTCGGTCTCTTTGCGTAAACGAGACAAAGGAATTTTAGGTTCTTCCGAGGCATCCTCTACCTCTTGTTCTGTTGTTTCTGTTGATGAAGCAGTAAAAGTTTCAGACTCTTCTATTTCGGGCAAATCGCCCTTAATTTCATCTGTCATATTAATGTCATTTTTAATGTGGTTTTGTCCACGTTAATCATTATTACGCCTTTTGTGGCGATATCATTTTATAGGGTTTTGTCCCTTACGACTTTTTACGATATTTTTTAGAGGCAGACTTAATTCCACTGCCATACTTTTCTGTCCATCTCTTGGCTATTTCTGGATGTTTTGCGTACATAAATTTTCTTTGTTTAACACTTTTGAATGGCATATTATTGTCCCCTTAATTCATTGCCCTGTTGTCTTAATTGTGATTTTGCTATATCTGTTCCTTCTGCACCAGATACGCCAGGTTGTCTTGTTCCTTCTGTGGCGGGTTGTCCTGGTTGTGAGCCTGGCAATGGTTGTCCTGGAACTAATTGTCCAGTCAACCACATAACCAATCTTTGTGCTGTTTCGTCTGGGTTGGGGAATTTCAATCTTTCATATAAAGTTATTGGGTCTAATGCTCCCATTTGCCATAATTGTAATGCTTCGTTATGTTTTGATATTTCATCAGTTGGCAAAGTTGAACCAGCCTTGATAATAATTTCTAAGCCATCTTCTATTTGGTCTCTTGTAAGTGAAACGAATTTAATACCATTTTCTCCAAATAGTCTAACGGTCATTGTTTTGTCGTAATATAATTTAAACAGCTGAACAAACCAATTTCCAATTTCAGTGACAGCAGATTCCAATATTCCAACAATGTCTCCAATTCTTCCATAATCTTGTTGTTTTAAAAGCAATCTTCCACCTAATGTTTCTGGTTCACTTCTTTCTCCACGAGTAGTAGAGTGTGTTCCCATTATATTGTCAAGTTCTCTTTCTGCGTGAACCATATTCTCAAAAATATAATTTGGAAGCGGTTTAACATCTTCGTATCTAAATTTGTTTTGGTCTGCTATTCCGTCACCCATAAGAATTTGACCTGGTGCGTTTGTAATTTGTCCAGCCTCTTCTTGGCTCATTACGCTTGAATCAATAAGCAATCTGGGGTTTCCTGTTTTATTTGCACAATTAGTAATTTGTCTAACGTGGGTATTTATAATATCAGCCAATGGTATTCCTTGTTGGATTAAATCAGTATCGCCGATAATACAATTTCCCAATGAGAATGGTGAACGAATTATGTATGGTTTCTTGGTAGACGCAAAGTGATTAAAAAATCTTAATGCTTCTTCGTTGTCTCCTTGTGTTCCTTCCCAGTCCCAATAAGGATTTGGTTGTTTCTTTAAAATTAAATTTCCATATTTCCATACAACCATGTCATCTGTCCATACTTCCCATATAGTTCTAACTCTTTCAATTATAGATTTTTCATCATCAGGATTTTGTGCCATTTCTCCTATGTTTTTCAAAACGTCTTTTCCAAAATAGTATTCTATTTCTTCAAACGTCATATCAATCTTTTCTATAATATAAGGAAGTTCATCTGTGGTTAGTCCATAAGGCGGAACCCATATTCTTTGTGGTTTAATTGCTTTTAAGTTCACATCGTCTATGGTTTCATCCCAATAAACCTTAATACAAAAAAGACGATAAAGAAGCATGTATCTTATCGCCTCACGTAATTTATCTCTTACATTTTTTATAGAGTATTGAGCAGATAGCATTTGTTCTACTGCGTTTGATAACATTTCAGACTCTTCAGTGTTTTGTGCTGGCTCTGCTACAAATTGAGGTGGGTTTGTTGTAATAATGGGAACTATTGTTTCAATAGATGTAAATATTCTATTATCAACAGCGTCTGATTGGTGATTTGGTATTTCTCCTTTTTTTGTTTGGATACCTTTATAATATTTCTCGTTTTCGTCTTGAACCCTCTTCATTTCTTCGTGAAGATTTGAAGATTCTTTCATCCAAAAGTTTATAATTTTAACCAAATCGTCATCCTTTGTGTTGACGTCGATTTTTATTTTTTCAGTTGCATCTTGCACCTGTGTTGCTGGTGAATCTATATTCATTATATTGTCCTCCAATCTTTAAATTGTTCTTTCTTTTTTAACCACTCTAAATAATCTGGTGGCTGTACTCCCAACTCCATTTGTTTAAATTGGGTTGGGTTTTTTATGATTGCGTTTCCAGCCCTACGATGTATTCTGTTTAATGCGTATACAAACGCATCAACCCTGTCATCGTGGCTTCCTGTTGGAAACAACATTAACTCTTCGTAAAGTTCGTATGTTTTTAAAAATATTCTTTCTTGTTCAAAAAAGTGTGTAGTAGACAATGCCCTAGAAAATTTATCTTTTGGTCTTTTGTCGTTAGATGTCCCCAAATCAACTTGTCTAATATTAAGAAAAATACTTTTTTGTCTAGCACTTTCTTTAAGCAGTTTCTCATATACCTGTTGAAATGCGAATGTTTCAATAACTACTTCTGGAACAAGATACTTATAAATCTGAAAGTATTTATTATAAATTTTCCAAAACTCTTCTATGAATTGCCATGTTCCAAACTTTCCAGCCCTTGTTTCTAGCTCATAAACTAATCCATCTGCGTCTAACCCAACCACACAAAATGCTGTATTGTCGGCATATTCTTTTGTAGAGATTGCTGGGTCAATAGCAATTACCAAACATTTTAATGGCGGTATCTCTTGTGGGTAATGGTCTTTAGCTTTATCAAGCCATTCTTTTCTAAATAGTTGTTCCGTTCCTGCTAATGGGTCGTTTTGATATTCAGCCTGAAAAGAATAAAGGTCTTTTTTTCTTTCGGCTAATAGCCATTTAGTTGAGAATCTGTCTTCCCAAATAGAACACTCTTTTCCGTTCTTGGTTTCTAATGCTTTAAATGTCCTTGTTGTCCAATCATGGAAATATTCCTTATTGTCAAGTATATCTGTCAACAGTGCTAATGGGTGAAGTTTGGTTCCTATAACGACTAATTGTTGTTCTTTTTTAATGGTGCGAAGCAAAGCCGATAAGAACCATTGCTTTAATTCTTTTCTTCTGTCTTCACTTCTAACCAATTCATCATCTTCAAGGTCGTCGCACAATATGTGTGTTGGTCTAAAACCACGAACCTGACATCCCCTACCCTTTGCCCTCATTTGAGAATAAAGTTTTCTGTTTTTGTCAATAGAAATGTGGGATTCTGTCCACTTATTAGAAATGTTTTCTCCCCATTGTAGGTCGGCATAATCACTTAATAACTTTTCATTTGTAGAAAGTTCTATTTTAATAAACCTAACAAACTCTTGTGCCAAGTCTTGTGAGTTTGAAATTGACAATATGTCTGCATTTGGTCTGTTCATCAAAAGCCAAACGCCATACATTTTTTGAACTATCGTTGATTTGGCGAACCCTCTGGGAGCTCCTATTCCTAATCGTGAATTTTTTAAAAGTTCAAATATCTCCTTGTGAAATTCTGGTGTTTCGTTTTCAAATATGTGCGGAAAATAGTATCTAGAAAACTCTGGCAAATTATTAATGTCTTGCCATTTCTTTCTTCGTATAGTGGCTAATATTTCTTGATTCTTCTCGTATAATTCTATTAACTTTGGGTTCATTTAACTGGTTTTTCATCTGGTTTATCAACCGAAATTGCTTTAATCGTTAAAATTGTTTTAGCAATAGATGATGCCTCTTCGATGGCTACTCTTAATGCTTTTGCCGAATCAACTATTCCCTCTTTAAACATATCAACGGCAAGATTTTCTTTAAAATCATATCCGATACTGTCGGAATCTTCGATATTCCCCTTAATAATGGCAATATCTTTAATCCCAGCATTCTCCGCCATCTGTCTTAATGGTTCTATTAGTGCTGATTTTAAAATCTTTTCGCCAACATCTTTATCGTCTAATTCTTGTGCTATCTTTACTAGGGTTGCACCACCACCCATTACAATTCCTTCTTCTTTTGCTGAACGAGTTGCATTTAAAGCGTTCTCTATTTTCTTTCTAATATATTTCATCTCTGCTTCGGTTGCAGTACCAACTTTAATTACGGCAATTTTACCAATTAATTGAGCTAATCTCTCTTTAAGCTGGTCTTTTTCGTGTCCAGTAGCAGATTTTATTTGTGTTTTTATTTGAGCAATGCGTTCTTTTGATTTTTCGTTTGAAGAAATTATAAGTGTAGATTTGTTTGTAGATGTAATTTTATCTGCGTGTCCAAAATCTTCAATTCTAAGTGCATCTAATCGTGGATATTCTTCTGATGTTATAAATTTTCCACCAGTAATTGATATGACGTCCTCTAAAATTTCGTTTCTATTGGCTAGTCCAGGAGACTTGACACACAACACCTTAAATGTTCCCTTCAATTTGTTAATAAAAAATGTTCCTAATGCTTCTCCTTCAATATCTTCAGCAATAATAACTAAGTTTGTCTTCTGATTTGAATATAATGTGTTTAAAATTGCCAATGCTTCTTCGTTTGAAGAGATTCTTTTATTGGTAATAAGCGTTAAAGTGTCTTGAATCACTGCTTCTTTGCGTTCTGGGTCGGTCATAAATATCTCGTTAATCCAACCACTATCTATTTTCATTCCATCTGTCATTTCATATTTAATTCCATAGTCGTGTGATTCTTCTGTTGACACAACCCCATCTACTCCTACTTGATTTAAAACCTCGGCAACAACTTTTCCTATCTCTGGATTTTCAGACGATATAGAAGCAATATGTTCCTCTTCTCCATTAATCGGTTTCTTTAATTTATTTAAAACTTCTATTGCTTTTTGGGACGCTTTCTCTATGCCACGCATAATTTCCATTCCATCTATTCCCATAGATACATATTTTAATCCCTCATCTGTGATTGCTTGTGAAAGAACTATCGTGGTAGTGGTTGCGTCTCCAACCTTTTCACTGGTTTTTTGTGCTGCTTCTTTAATTGTTTCAGCGCCTATGTTTTCAAATTCATCTTCTAATTCAATTTCATTAGCAATGGTTACACCATCATTGGTAATTAATGGTCTAATTCCTCTGTCCAAAACTACGTTCCCTCCCTTTGGACCTAATGTAATTTTGACTATATCTGCTAATTTATTAATTCCTGAACGTAACGATTTAATGGCATCTTCGCCAGTTTTAAATTGTTTAATCATAAATAAATTAGGATGTCTTCCTCCTTGGCTACAAAGTAAGACTTATCCCCCTCTCCTATATTAATTTTTACCTCTATCGGCCCATATTCCGTATATACGGCAATATCACCGACATTTGCTTCTGTAACCTCCGAGCCAATAGCGATTATTTTCCCTTTAAAGCGTTTTCCCTCTGATACATAAATATTCCCTATCTTGTCGTCTTTAATTGGCTCAATTAATATTTTGTCTTTAGGTAGTTTCATTAAAGTCTTTGTAGAGTTCTTTTTTTTGCCTCCACGTTAATTTATTAAATTCACGTTGTATTTTGTCATAGTCAACCTTTTGTCGCTCTAAATCTAGGTTGTCCTTTTGACGCTTAATACGTCTTAATTTATTGTCGTCTAATTGACGCTCTAAATCTCTTGCTTTGCGTCCCCAGTCCATAATGTTTGTTCTAATTCACGTTGTTTAACTTTATCTCTAAATATCTCACCACGCTCTCTTTCTTCGTTAGAAATAACAATCAGTGGCTTGTGAGTTAATTTAACTTTCTTAAAAGTAATAGGCTTACCCTGTCCAGCCCGAACCCCAAAACAATAACCAACGATAAATATTAAAATTGATACTATTGCGTAAATCATGGTTCAATTATTATTGTATGCCCTTTTTTTGAGTTTTTAAGGGCAATAGTCTGTTTATGGCTCATATATACCCTTCCGATATGAAAACCCGTTATAAGGGCTAATAAGGCTATTAGAATGCATTGTAGAACTGACATATAGTTGGTTTTTGAATTGGTTTTTGAAAAAAATATTATGCAATCGGATTATGGTATTACTATCTATCTCTTGGGACTCCCAGACCTCGATGACGAGGGGGGGGGCATGCTCTGTATATTTATATCTGGTAGTGATTACCTATGATGTTTAAGGCGATAATGCTTGCGCCTACAATATACACTACAATAAACACGCCTTGATGTTCTTGTGCTCGGCAATGATTGACCGCATAATGCACATTTATGCATTTGATATGGTTTTCTTGATGACACGGAACGGGGTATTTAGATTAATTTGATATTTGTGTATATAGTTATTCTATACCTATTATTTCTTACTTTCAACCATTCTTTACCTGTCTATTCTATATTCTCTTATATTCTTTCTTTTAGGATTTAGGGGTTTTAGTGCTTTCAAGATATTCTTTTATTTCATTATATTGGGCTTGGATTATATCTTTTAATTCTGCGTCTGTTTTGTTTTCTATGTGTAAATGTTGATGTATTGTTGACTTCTTATTCTCTAATAGAGTTTTGAGTAGGGTTTGAAGTAAAGACATCTTTATTTTATAATTGGGTATGTCTGACTTAATGACTTTACCTTTAAATGTTGCTGTTTCGTTGCTTTGGGCCAATTCTTTTATCATATCACCTATTAATTTGGCGACGTCTTCCTTTTCTATATCAGCAGAAGCCATTAATTCAATTAGCGCCTGGTTGACTTCGGGATTTTTAAGCCATTGAGTTGATTTCTGTTGTATTGTTCCTTCTGTTATATTGCTATCACCTTTGAGCTGTCTGACTGTTTCAGACATATTCATCCCGTTTTTTAAGTAGTTTTTGGCGATTATTTCTGCTTTTAGTTTTGATATTCTCATTTTATTGATTTTGTGTTATAATATGGATATGTGATTGTGCGACATTATATTTCTCCTCTGATGTGATTAAAAAGTTATTAACAGTTGACAAGGTTATTTTAGGGGCTTAT